ATGCCCGCTTTTTTGTTCATCGCAAAAGTATCCGTCTATCAAATTTCGCCTAACATGCCCAAATTCATACGACTTTTTTACGACCTTTTTGAAAAAATACGACCTTTATACGACCCAGATTTCAGCATTTTTCAGCAGTTTCAAGCAGTTATCAGCATAAGAAAAACCGCATCACATCGGCCATTTCAGCCTTGTGATGCGGTTTTTCTTATGGAGCTGGCGACAGGAATCGAACCTG